CATTTGATTAACGGCGAGTTTCATCCAGAGGTGGTCGACGCCACCGAGGAAGTCCTGTCTTTTGAAAAGGCGGATCCAGCTACAACCATCGACGCCAAAGTCAAGACGGCTGAGTGGCTGAAGAACTTAGAGCTTGAAGACGAAGAGATCGAGACTAAGGCGGAACAAGAATCTGCCCGTAAATCTTTTGCCTCTCTCGTGACTGGCCAGCCTGTTGGGAATACGCAACAAGCGCTAGCTAATTTAAAGACTCCTGCTGCGGTGCAACATTTAGTTGGGATGCTGACTGCCTACGATTGGGCGTTTGTCGAGCAGGCCAAAGAACTGCGGGGCTACGCAGTGGCTCAGATCCTAGAAGAAGTCAAACATCCCGACGCCAGAATTCGCCTCAAAGCGCTAGACATGCTGGGTAAAGTCACGGAGGTGGCGCTGTTCACCGAACGAGTTGAGGTCAAGAAAGCCCAGATGTCAGACGTAGAGCTTGAGACGCGCATTAAAGAAAAGCTCAACAGGTTCATGGGCGTGATCGACGTTGTCGATGTGACAGAAGACAAAGATGAAGCCTGAAAACTTCACCACCTTAAGTAAGCTTGAGCTAGAGGCCATGGCCAAAGCTTTGCCGCACATGAGCGTCAAAGAAAAGATGGAGTTGTTTGAAGACTTAGAGCTTCGTGAGTCCCGCGCCAAACTACAGGCGGCCAAAACAAACATGCTGGGCTTTGCCCAAGCGGTATATCCGGGCTTTAAGATTGGCCCACATCACAAGAAGCTAGCAAAAATTTTTACCGACGTGGTCGAGGGCAGGAAAAAGCGCGTGATTATCAACATCGCGCCGCGTATGGGTAAGTCTGAGTTCTCCTCTTACCTGTTCCCCGCGTACTTTCTAGGTAAGTATCCTGAGAAGAAGATCATCATGGGCACGCACACTGCGGGTCTGTCTGAAGATTTCGGGCGGCGCATACGTAACTTGATTGATTCTGATGAATACCGTGAAGTTTTCCCCCAAACAATGGTGGCAGATGACCAAAAGGCTGCCGGTAAGTGGTCTACAAGCGCTGGCGGTCAGTACTATGCTGCTGGTGTCGGGGGCGCTCTTGCTGGTCGTGGTGCTGATCTGTTCGTTATTGACGATCCTCACTCGGAGCAGGACGTAAAGTCTAACTCTAGACTTGCGTTTGATACAGCTTGGTCTTGGTTCCAGACGGGCCCATTACAGCGTTTGATGCCGGGTGGCGGGATTATCATTGTGATGACCCGTTGGTCGCTCTTAGACTTGACTGGGCGCCTGATTGACTACCAAACCAAGAACCCAGAGGCTATTCCATGGGAAATCGTGGAGTTGCCGGCCATTTTGAACGACGGGGACGAGGACGAGAAGTCCCTGTGGCCAGAGCAGTGGTCACTTGAGGCGTTGAAGTCTACAAAAGCCAGTATTGACCCGCGTTATTGGAACGCGCAGTACATGCAGCAGCCCACCAGTGAGAGCTCCGCTATTGTCAGCCGTAAGATGTGGCGTATTTGGGAGCCAGATGACCCACCAAGGTGTGAGTACATCATCCAGTCTTGGGATACGGCGTTTGAGACCAAGAACACATCCGACTACTCTGCGTGTACAACGTGGGGCATCTTCTACAACGAGGAAGAGAATGACTCCCCCCAGCTTATCCTACTGGATGCGTTTAAAGATCGTATGGCTTTCCCTGAGCTTAAGGTGGTGGCGCTTAAGCAGTACAAAGAGTGGGAACCGGATGCGTTCATTGTGGAGAAAAAGGCATCTGGGGGGCCGTTGATTCAGGAACTCAGGGCGTTGGGAATCCCAGTGCAAGAGTTCAGCCCGTCACGCGGCAACGACAAGATGGTGCGTGTCAACGCGGTTGCGGATTTATTCAGTTCAGGTAAAGTCTGGGCACCCGACACACGCTGGGCACGGGAAGTGATTGAAGAGATGGCCGCGTTCCCAGTTGGGGAGCACGACGACTTCGTGGACACGACAACACAGGCGCTGCTACGCTTTAGGCAAGGTGGCTTTATCAGTTTAGACACGGACGAGAAAGACGAATCTGATCTTTTCCGCCGTAAGACACACGCATACTACTAGGAACACACATGGCAACGAACATCGACAAAGCGCTGTACCAACAACCTATGGGCATTGATGCGCTGGGCGAGCAAGAGTCCCCACTTGAGATCGAGATTGTTGATCCCGAAGAAGTCACCATTGGCATGGACGGGGTGGAGATCACCCTCAAGCCCGGAGAGGGCGACGCTGAAGAGGGTTTTGACGATAACTTGGCCGAGTACATAAAAAGTGGTGCGTTGCAGTCGCTGGCGGGGGACTTGGTGTCTGACATTGACAACGACAAGAATGGCCGCAAAGATTGGGAGAAGACGTACGTTGACGGTCTGAAGCTCTTGGGCTTGCAGATTGAAGAGCGCACTGAACCATGGAATGGCGCATGCGGTGTGTTCCACCCCATGATTACAGAAGCCGTTGTGCGCTTCCAAGCAGAGACAATCACTGAGACGTTCCCAGCCCAAGGGCCTGTTCGTAGCAAACTCATCGGCAAAGAAACGCCAGAGATGAAAGAGATCGCAATCAATGTCGAAGATGACATGAACTACGAGTTGACGGAAGTCATGACGGAGTATCGCGCTGAACACGAGCGCATGCTCTGGTCACTGCCAGCCACAGGCTCAGCATTTAAGAAGGTCTACTACGATCCCAACTTGGGACGTCAGGTGTCGATGTTTATTCCTGCGGAAGATATGTATCTGCCGTACGGCACAACGGATTTGGATACTTGCTACCGCATCACGCACGTCATGCGCAAGACCAAGAACGAGATCATTAAGCTTCAGCAAGCGGGCTTTTACCTTGACATTGAGTTGCCCGACTCTCCAAAAGACTTGACGGACATTCAGAAAGCCAAGGACAAAGAGACCGGCTTTAGCGATTTGAACGACGACCGCTACACCCTGTATGAGTGCCATGTGGACTTGAACCTTGAGGGTTACGAAGACATGTCTGAAGACGATGATGGCGAGGAAGAAGAGACCGGCATCATGTTGCCGTACGTTGTCACGTTGATTAAAGGCTCCAACGACATCCTGTCAATCCGACGCAACTGGAAAGAAGATGATGACCTCCGACTCAAGCGCCAGCACTTCGTTCACTACCAGTACATTCCGGGTTTTGGAGCTTACGGCTTCGGGCTTTTCCACCTTATCGGAGGCTTTGCTAAATCCGCAACGTCTCTCATGCGTCAGCTTGTGGACGCAGGAACCCTGTCCAACTTGCCCGGTGGACTTAAGACACGGGGCCTCCGTATCAAAGGTGATGACACACCAATCGCACCCGGAGAGTTCCGAGACGTAGACGTTGGCTCAGGCACGATCCGTGACAACATCTTGCCGCTCCCGTACAAGGAACCAAGCGCTACGCTGTTTAACTTGATGCAGACCATCGTTGATGAAGGTCGCCGGTTTGCCGCAACTGCTGACATGAAGGTGTCTGACATGTCTGCGCAGGCTCCTGTTGGAACTACCCTTGCGCTCTTGGAGCGCCAGTTAAAGGTGATGACTGCGGTGCAGGCTCGTGTGCACTTCGCCTTGAAGCAAGAGTTCAAACTCTTGAAGAACATCATCCGCGACTACACCGACCCAGACTACACATACACACCCGAGTACGGCACTCGCAAAGCTAAGAAGGCTGACTATGACTTGGTGGACATCATCCCCGTGTCAGACCCCAACGCTGCGACCATGTCTCAGCGCGTTATCCAGTACCAAGCCGTCATTCAGATGGCGCAGATGGCTCCGGACATCTACAACTTGCCAGAACTGCATCGCGGTATGTTGAACATTCTTGGCATTAAAAACGCTGAAAAGCTTGTGCCAATTGAGGACGATCAGAAACCGACAGACCCAGTGCAGGAGAATCAGAACGCGCTTAAAGGCAAACCACTCAAGGCGTTCTTACATCAAGACCATCAGGCGCATATCCAAGTGCACATGATGTTGTTACAAGACCCGATGATGCAGCAGTTTATTGGCCAGAACCCACAAGCTCCCAAGATCATGGGCGCAATCACTGCGCACATTGCAGAGCACGTCGGGTATCAAATGCGCCAGCAGATCGAGCAACAGTTGGGTATGCCGTTGCCTCCCGAAGACGAGAAGTTGCCACCACAAGTGGAGATCGCGTTGTCCGGCATGATGGCACAAGCGGCCAATCAAGTGATGGTGCAGAACAAAGCCAAGGCTGCGCAAATGCAGGCACAGCAACAGATGCAAGACCCAGTCATGCAGTTGCAAATGCAGGAACTCCAACTCAAAGGCCAAGAGCTAGAGTTGAAGAAACAAAAGATCATGATGGACGCTGCGGCCAAAGCCGATTCACAGGCTTTGAGAGAACAAGAAGTCAGCGGCAAACTGGAGTTGGAAGCTCTTCGCACAGGTGCGCAAATCAAAGAGAGCGAATTCAAGCAACAGTTTGAACAAGAACGTGCCGGCATCCAGATGGGTGCTGACATCGCAAAGAGTAAAGCCCAGATGGATTTACAAGCGCGTACTACTGCGCTCTCAAACAGTAGGAACCAAGGTTCTAGAAAATGATCCAAGACTTCGTACGCGTATTACGTGAAAAAATACGCACTGACATGAACAACTATGCCGATGACTTGGCTGGGGGCTCATGCCGTACTTTTGAAGAGTACCAAAAACTCTGCGGGATTATTCAGGGTCTAGCCCTCGCAGAGCGTTATCTACTTGACCTTGCACAGAAAGTTGAAGAATCAAATGAGTGATGTTGATCTCTCCCCCGGTGCTTTTGCACTGCCTGAACCCATCCAGCCTCTGGATGCGCCTGAAGCCGAAGCTAACGATGAAATGAAGGCCACGCAACTTCCCCTGCCCACAGGCTGGAAGATTCTTTGCGCGGTACCCGACATCTCTGAACGAGTGGATGGTACAAGTCTGGACTTAGTCCGGCCTATTGAGAGCATGCGCCAAGAAGAAACTGCAACCACTGTGTTGTTTGTTTTGAAAGTTGGCCCTGATGCGTACAACGACACCGCCAAGTTCCCCAACGGAGCGTGGTGTAAAGAGGGCGACTTCGTGTTAGTACGTACTTACTCCGGCACAAGATTCAAGATCTTTGGCAAGGAGTTCCGTCTCATCAACGACGACCAAGTTGATGCTGTTGTGCAAGACCCTCGCGGCCTGACCCGCGCTTGAAAGGAAGAATATGGCTGAACAGTACAAGTTCCCCGACGAAATTGAAGACAAGAAGACCAATGAGGTTGAGTTTGAAATTGAAGGGGCTGATGAAGTAGAGATTGAAATCGAAGACGACACGCCTGAGCGCGACAGAGGCCGCAAGCCCCTAGACCGTGAAGTGCTTGATCCAACCGATGAAGAAATCGAATCCTATTCTGACAAAGTCAAAGGACGCATTAAAGAGTTGACTCACGCCCGTCACGACGAGCGCCGTGTCAAAGAAGCGACAATGCGTGAGAAGCAAGAACTTGAGCGTCTTGCACAGCAGTTGATTGAGGAGAACAAACGCCTCAAGCAAAATGTTTACACAGGGCAGGAAGCCATCATTGAGGGCGCCAAATCAAAAGCCGATTCTGAGTTGGCTATGGCAAGGCGTAAACTCAAGGAAGCCCAAGAGTCCTATGACACGGATGCCATCATTGAAGCCCAAGAAGCTGTGATGGACGCAAAGATTCGTGCAGAACAAGTAAAAAATTATCGCCCTACCCCTTTACAGGAAGATAATTTTGAGGTACAAACGCAACAAGCCCAACCTTCAAGGGCTGAACCGGACGAAAAAACTCTGCGCTGGCAGGCAAAAAACCAGTGGTTCGGACAGCAAGGGTTTGAGGAATACACCAGCTACGCACTAGGGCTGCATCAAAAGCTAGTCACAAACGGAGTGGACCCCCGCTCTGCTGAATATTTCGACCAAATTGATGGTCGCATGAAGTCAACGTTTCCTGATTTATTCGGGCAGACAAATGACAAGCCAAGGTCTGGTGAGGTTCAAAAACGACCTACGACAGTGGTTGCCTCTGTATCTCGTTCTACGGGTGCAGGAAAAATTAAGCTGACTCAAACGCAAGTGGCGTTAGCTAGAAAATTTGGTTTAACCCCGCAGCAGTATGCTGCACAAGTAGCAAAGTTGGAGAATTAAAATGGCTGAAACTAATGACCGCTCAAATCGTGACAGTAAGTCGCGCGATAAATCTGCTCGTTCGGTATATGTACCACCGAGCAACCTGCCCGATCCGACACCTGATCCAGATTACACGTTTCGCTGGGTAGCGACTCATGTGCTAGGTCAGCCATTAGCCAACAACGTGTCCTTACAG